CGCAGGATCGGCATCACCATCGGCGCCAACGTGGCGTGGCAGGCCAAACGGGCGATCAACGGAGCCGCCTAGAACAAATTGGCGGCAACAGTTCCGGCCCGGCGTGAAGAGCGCCGGGCCGGAAACTTCCCTCGGCAGGGAATTGCGTCAGCAAGGAGAAGGAGACGCAAATGCTAGATACCAGCTCCCGGGCTAATTTCAAGCCCACCGCGGAGATCGACGATCTCGACGTGCTCGCCAAAGCGGTCCGTGAGCACCTGCAAGCGAGCGCGAACGCGGCTCAAAACTTCTTAGAACATACGCTTGATGCCGGCGACGCGCTGATCCGCGCCAAGGCGCAGGTCAAGCATGGCGAGTGGTTGCCGTGGCTGAAGCTGTGTGATCTGAGCGCAGATAAAGCCGAACGCTACATGAAACTGGCCCGGCACCGAGCCGAGCTGAATTCCGCAGGCGTGCGGAATTTGAACTTGAGCGCCGCCCTCAAGCTGGTCGCCAGGAAGAAACCGGTCGACGGGCCAACGGCAAAAAAGTCTAGGCCTGTCACTCACTTCGACGCGCTCGCGTGGTGGTCAAGCGCCTCTCCAGAAGCTCGATCCCGCTTCATTGATAGTGTGGGGCTCAAACCGCTGCTTGCGGCGATTCCGTCAAGCTGGCAGCGGGAAGCGGAGCAGGCGATCGGTCCGGTTTCTTCCCGCGCCACGAGGGCGCTGAAGGTTGCGTTGTCAACAAACAGTGACGGCGAGGCGATCAATGCCCTTGCTGCGGTCAAGCGAGTACTCGCCGCCAACAGGTACGACCTCCACGACGTCGAGATCCGCCTCAACAACCAAAATCGCAGATTCGGTCGCGCCGCTTGAGTTCGCCTTTATCTGGAAACGCACATGACCCTCACCGATGAGATCGCTCACGTACACGTTCGCAAGAGGCTGCCGAACCGGCGCGCGGCAACAAGCTTCGACTTCGAACAGAACGGAATCCGCTTCGTCGCCACTTATTCGCACTTCGCCGATGGCGGAGTCGGCGAAATTTTTATCTCAAATCATAAAGCAGGCAGCCACCTCAACGCGTACGTTCGTGACCTGGGCGTTGCCGCCAGCCTGGCGCTGCAATTTGGCTGCTCGCTCGACACACTGCGCCGCGCGCTGCTGCGCAATGCAGATGGCAGCCCCGCGACGGCGCTCGGCGCCGCGCTCGACATCATTAGCGGGAGGGCGCGATGAAGATCATCGGCGCCGACGAGAGACTCAGCGCACCGCGCGGGGGGAAGATCCTGATCGCCGGTCCGACCGGCGTGGGGAAAACGTCGCTCCTGCGCACAGTCGATGCGAGCCGCGCACTGCTTCTCGAGAGCGAGGCCGGCGATTTATCGATCCGGGATGTCCCGGTTGATATGATCCACATTAACGACTGGCAAACCGCTCGCGATGTCGCTTGTCGTATCGGCGGACCCAACCCATCGTTCGGGCCGCTCAGCTGCTATTCACAGGCGCACTACGAAGCGGTCGGCGGGGCACTAGAGAACCTCGACCAATACGACCTGATCTTCGTCGACAGCATCACTCATACAAGCCGGCTCTGTTTTCGTTATGCCGAGCAGCAGCCTGAGGCACGCTCGGAGCGCACTGGCACAAAAGACCTGCGCGGCGCTTATGGGCTGCATGCACGCGAGCTCCTGCTATGGCTTTACCAATTGCAACATGTGCGGGCGAAGCACGTCGTCTTCATCGGTATCCTTGAGAAGGTCTTCGACGAATTTAATCGCCCGCTTGGATTTCAGGTCCAGCTAGAGGGCGCGAAAGTACCACGCGAGATCGGCGCCATCGTCGACGAATTCATCGTGATGGACTTTATCGACTTCGGAGACGGCAAGCCGGCGCGTGCGCTTGTCTGCACTTCTCCCAACCGTTGGGGCTATCCCGCGAAAGACCGCAGCGGAAAGCTTGAGCAGATCGAGGAGCCGCATCTCGGCAAGCTGCTGGCGAAATTGGTTTACCGACGCGAATCCACTTCACCCCCCAAGTAAACCTAGGAGGCACTCATGCACGATTATTCCAAAGCTCCACCGCCGCGCGGGTTCGAACTCATTCCGCCCGGCACGCTCGCGACCGTGATCATGCGCATCCGCCCCGGCGGTGTCGGCGAAGATGAACTGCTTACACGCTCCAAGGAGGGCGATTGTGAGATGCTCAACGTCGAATACACCGTCGTCGACGGACCCTACGCGCGCCGCAAGATCTTCGAGAACCAGATCATCGAGGGCACGACGCAGGGCCAAAAGGACATGGCGGATCACTATGCGGATGTGCGCCGGCGAACCCTGGAGAGCGCACGCAACATCAAGAAAGGCGACACGAGCCCGCAAGCGCGTGCCGCCTACCAGGCCGATCTGAAGGACTTCGATGGCCTGACCTTCCCCGTGAAGATCGGGGTTGAGAAGGGCAAGCCACACAAGGACAGACCAGGCGAGAATTACGACGACAAGAACATCATCGCCAAGGTGATAACGCCGGCCCAGAAGGAATATCGCCCGGTGGTGCAGACCCCGCCGTTCAACGGCGGTGGCGCCGGTGGCAGCGCCGCTCCGCCCACGTCTTCCGGATCGTCTTCGCCCCCGGCGAACGCGCCGATCGAACCACCGCCATGGGCGCGATGATAAAAAAGCCTCGTACCATTGGAGAGGTTTCGCTCTCCGCGCTTGAAGATCAGTGGCAGCGTGATGCCACAGCCGCCGCCATCGCGGGTGCGCGTGGGGTCATCAGAGATGGTGGCCCCATTCCTCCCGGGACGCCGGTCGGACGGCTGAGCGACACCGAGTGGGGCTGGATTATCGCCGCGATCTTGTTTGCTTGGATCAGCGTGCGAGCTCAGCAAGCGACTGCGGAGCAGCTCGATACCGAGCGGGTCATTCGCATGACCGGCATCGACCCGGCACCGTGGGATATCGGCGCGGCGATTGCGATCCTGCCCGAACTCGCCGCAGCCTGCGCCGATATCGATTGGGGGCGGCCACTCACGCGGTGGTCGCGCGAGGACATCACTGAGTTCCTGCTCAAGGCCATGCGGCTAATCCGCAAGGCGATGATCGCGCGCGACATGAGCGACAAGGGCATCACCCGCCAATCGAGCGCCAGCACGATTGTGCGCCAGGCCAATGCTGGCGCGGGCGGCCCACTGATGACGCCCGACGAATTCAACGACGAGCTCAGCATTTGATGATGGGCGCTTCCGGTGCCGCACGATTACTTCACGCTCGATCTCGCGACGCTACCGGTCAACGCCGCCATCAACGACGCGATCGAGCGCGCGGCAAGCACTACGGCCGAACTGCCGCGCCCCTATCTAGGCGCAAGCATCGCTGGTTCCGAGTGCCTGCGCCGAGTGCAATACGATTGGTGGTGCACCCCGCTGCATCCCGCTCGCACGCGGGAAATCTTCGCGCGCGGGCACTACTTCGAAGCGCGCACGTTCAAGCAGCTCATCGCGACGGGCTTCAAGTTTGCCCCGCCGGAAGCGCGCGCCTTCTCCGCTGTGAACGGCGATTTTCGCGGTCACGTCGACGGCATCGTCATCGGCGGACCCAACCCCCTCGATGGGGTCTATGTCAATTATCCGTTTGTCTGGGAATGCAAGGCGCTGAGCGCGAAAAATTGGCGCGCGCTTGGAAAGCACGGTCTCGAAAAAGAATTTCCACGCTATAGCGCGCAAGTCGCGCTCTATCAGGCTTATCTCGATCTGACCAACCCGACACTGTTCAGCGCGATCAACGCTGACACCTGCGAGCAGCTGCATTTCTGGGTGCCGTTCGATGCCGAGCGCGCGCAGATGTGGAGTGATCGCGTTGCCAACATCATCGCCGCAACACGCGCCGGCGAATTGCTGGACCGCGCCTATGACGATCCGAACGATTGGCATTGTCGCATTTGTCCGCACAAGGAGCGATGCTGGCGATGACGCCCAAACACAAGACAACACGCGAGGAGAAGATCGCTTACGCGCTCCGGCTCTTGGATTCGGATAAGGCCGGCGAGATCGTCGCTGCGGTACACGCCCTGAAGCGCCTGTTGCAATCCATGGGGAGCGACTGGGACGG